AAAATATAAAAATGATAACTAAAACAATAAACTACACACTTGATGATAAACAACAAGTAAGAGAACAAACAATAGTATATGCATTATTTGGCATACCCATTTATAGTAAAAAATTGTTTATACCACCAAAAGTAATTGGAGTTAGCTTAGAATATTTCGTTGATTTTTAATAAAATCTTTCAACTCATTCTGTTCTCGTTCTAATTCCATAAAACAAGAATCGTAGTCGGTCATCTTATGAGAATTAGGTTTTAACTTATTTTCTAACTCCAACTGTTTTTTAAAAATAACTAATTGACGAAGCAAAATAGTATCTAATTTTTTATCAATATCATTCATATCCTATAAAGTTTTGGTACAACAAATATAGGATTTTTCCTGAAAGGCATACACACAGTGTTCGAGTCACTGGCAGGAACAATAAAAAAGTAAAAACAAAAATAAATCAACAATGGAAAACCAAAACGAACCAATGGAAATAGACTTGGAACAAGCGGCTAACGGCTGCTTGAGCACTCCGGTATTTTGCGTAGTGTTGGTAGTAATATTTGTATTAGCATTAATTAGCAGATAAACATAAATAAGCACACTTGCAACACCCATTCAAAAAAATAGAAAACGACCTATACATCACTTTTAAAGCGATGGTTGAATGTGGTGTGAGTGAACCAACGTTAAAGTGGGCAAAAATGAAAAATGCAAAATGTTGGACATTTACAAAAGACCCGGACGACAAAAGAGCCGTACTCATTAAATATGAAGATTTAAAACAAAAATATAAGAATAAGGTATTGTTGAGGTTTGTAAATCCGTACACCTACACCGCTCAGAAATCAATAAAACAGCATTTAAACACTGATTATAATGCAAGATTATACTACTTAGAATACAAATTAGATACCACCAATGAGGGCTTACCTAAAGAAAGTATAGAGATGTATAGCAAATGTGCCGAGTTATTAAATCTATTGGTAGCTATTACTGCTAAAAATGGCAGAAAGAAACTAAAAACGATTGCACCAGACAAGAAAACATTTTGGGATATGGTATGCAGCTATATAGAAAATGAAAATTTGGATTTACCCAAAAGTTACAAACGCATATTAGAAAAAGTAAATGCCTATATACTTCCTACAGAAAATAGCGTACCCAACTATGCTTGCCTGATAAAAGAAGCAAAATATGGCAATACAAATGCCGAAAAAATAAATGAAGCAGCTGCTGAATGGTTGGTGGCACAATATTGCTTACCCACAAAAATAGGAATTGAATATTTACACCAACTATATAATGACGAAGCAGCACAACAGGGCTGGAAAGTATTAAAAAGTAGCACTACAGTTTATGCTTACCTAATGAAGCCGGAAGTACAACAGCAATGGTACGGAGCAAGACATGGCTACTTAGAGGCTAAAGAAAAATTTGGCTATACATTAAGAACTAAACTGCCTGAAGTACGCAATGCATTGTGGTATGCCGATGGTACTAAGTTAAATTACTTTGATGCTCAAGGCAAACTAAAAGCATCTTACACGGTGTACAAGGTAATGGATGTATTTAGCGAAATGATATTAGGCTGGCACATAGATTTATCAGAAAACGGCATAACGCAATACCACGCATTTAAAAATGCAATACAATTCAGTAGCGAAAAACCTTATGAAATCAGATACGACAATCAAGGTGGGCATAAAAAGATAAAACCGTTTTTAGATAAGCTATCTCATCTTGGATTTCCAACACAGCCATACAATGGTAAATCTAAAACTATTGAAAGTTTAATTGGTAGATTCCAGACACAGGTAATGCGTAGAGATTGGTTTTTTACTGGTCAAAACATTACGGCTAAAAAATTGAATAGCAAGGTAAATAGAGAATTTATATTAGAGAATTTAAAATTCTTACCAACTATACAGGAATTAACGAAAATACTCGAACAACGTGTAAACGAATGGAATAATAGCACGCATTTTAAATACAAAAAATCAAGACTTGAATTGTATTTAAACAGCCATAATCCTAAAGCCACTAAGGTTAATTACTTGGATATGGTTGAACTCTTTTGGCTTACGAATTATGGTAAAAAAGGCAATGGCATTACTTATTACACACATGGCATAACGCTTACACTCAACACGGTAGATTATGAATACGAAGTATTAAAGAATGGCATGCCCGATGATGCATTTAGACGCAAATATATAGATGCTGAATTAGTAGTAAAATACGATACATCTGATTTATCGCACATACGATTGTACAAAAATTCCGAAAATGGATTGCAATTTATAACGATAGCAGAACCACGCATAGTAAATCCACGCGCTACACAAGATTATCAAGAAGGCGACAGAGAAAGAATAACTGCATTGTTGAACTATCGTAAATCAGAAATAGCAACGATGAAATCCAATGATAGAAAACGTGAAGCAAGAACCGGTGTAAGCAGAATAGCATTAATTAACCCAACATTAGGGCAAGTGTATAAAGCAGAAAGCTATACTGATGATGAAGAGAATATTCATAACGACTGGTTAAGCCAATTATAAAAAAAAATGTGCTTGACACTTCACATCAAGCACACGAACAACAAAATTATTCACTATAAAATGAACAATGATGAACAACAAAATTATCACAAATGATTCAAAAGAACAAATCCGATTATTAACCGAAAAGGCGATTGAGATTGCAGGCGGTCAAAATCAATATGCTAATAAAAGTGGCATTTCATCGGCACATATCAGCAATTTGATGAATAAAAATTGGGATGCAATCAGCGAAAAGATGTGGAAAAAAATGGCTGATGCGTGTGGTTACAGCAATAAAGAATGGCAATTTGTAGAAACCAAGCTATACAAATCAATGTCGAGTTTAATGTTAGATGCAAAAGAAACAGCCAATGTATATGCCGTAATTGCCGATGCAGGTGCCGGCAAAACAGTTTCAACAAAAATTGTTGCTCGTGAAAACAAGAATGTTTATAGAATTGAGTGCGCTGAATATTGGAATAAAAAAGCATTTATGGTAGAGCTATTACAGGCAATGGGCAGAAGTACAGAAGGATTAACCATTTATGAAATAATGAACGATATAGAACAAAGCATATTAAAAGCAGATGAGCCATTAATCATATTAGATGAAGCCGATAAGCTGCGTGATGAAGTGTTTTATTTTTTCATCACTTTATATAACAAATTATACGGCAAATGTGGCTTGTTTTTGTGTGCTACCAACTATTTAGAAAAGCGCATTAAACGAGGTTTGCAACTTAATAAAAAAGGATACCAGGAAATATACTCACGCTTTGGTCGCCGATTTATTTTCATGCCTAAAATAGGCACTTATGACATTACAATGGTAGCAAAAGCCAATGGCATTGAAGATGATCCCAGCATATTAACGATAATAAAAGATGCAGATGCGGACCTTAGACGTGTAGAACGATTAGTGTATAAAACGCACAAACAAAATTCTAAAAAGCCAAACCAACCCAATGATGAAAACTAAGATTATTAAGATGCTTCATATTTCTGAAGACAGGTATAACAATCTTCTTTTAGACAATGGCATAATGTATTGCGAACATTATACCACTGGTGATACTGTTGGTTGCAATAACTTAAAAACATCGGCACATTTTTGGACTTGGTGGACGAACCAATATCGAAATCTTGATAATGAATTTGTAAAACAGTATTCAAACACGGATTATACATTGGATTATTTGCGTTCAAAATACAATAGAATGCATACGCCAAAGTATATGCAGGTTTATCCATCCGATTATATAATCAAAAGTGCATTTGGTGGCATTTTAAAAGGTAAAAAAGTAACAGTAGTAAAATAATAGGTTATGATTAGTACAAATGTTGACACTTTAAAAAAAGTTACCGCCATTATTGACAATGCATCTTATGACATTGAAACGATATTAGGCTGCAAATGCACATTAGTTCTAAAAATAAAAAACAAAACTGCAAACAGAATGGATGCAAATAAGACTTATGAAAAGATTGATTTTATTATTGATGCAATTTGTGAATATTATACCTATGATAGAAATCAAGTTTGTTCCAACTCACGGGCGCAAGAATTTATAGAAGCAAGATTTATTGCTTATAAGTTGATTCACGAAAATATTCAACCAACACCATCGCTCAAAAGTATTGGATTGTCATTTTCAAAAAGGGACCACACCACTATCATTAATGGTTTGAAACAATTTGAAAAATTATACTTTTCTGATACTGATTTTAAGCAAGAATATCATGACATATATAATCGAATTCAAGCAGAATTTTTAAAAAACATTT